AAAATGATAGTTATAACAATAGTCAAAAAAGTTATGGATTTTGGGCTGTTCCACCTGATCCAGGTTGTTTAGTATTAGTAAGTTTTGTAGAAGGAAATGCCGCTTTGGGTTATTGGTTTGCTTGTATACAAGATAGTTACATGAATTTTATGGTTCCTGGCGGACAACCTGTAACAAATTTAGTAAGTGGTAATGTTCCAAGCACATTACGTGGAAAAAAATTACCAACAGCAGAATATAATAAAAAAATTAATAGTGCAAGTACTAATGATCCTACAAAATTTAAAAAACCTGTTAATGAAGATTTTGTTGCTTCACTTACAGAGCAAGGATTAGTAGAAGACGATATTAGGGGATTAACAACTACAAGTTCAAGGAGAGAATTTCCTAGTTCAGTAATTGGCATAAATTCTCCAGGTCCTGTAGATAAAAGACCAGGTGCTCCAAAAGGACAAAAAGGAGTAAAGGAAGGAAAAGCAACCATATATGTAAACAGACTAGGAAGTAGTAGTTTTGTAATAGATGATGGTGATGATAAAATTATTAGGAAAGGTTCGCCTACTGATTCACCATATGAATATGTGAGTAAAGAAGCAAAAGAATCTGGCGGAGATGTAACACTACCACAAAATGAATTAATACGTTTAAGAACTAGAACTGGTGCACAAATTCTAATGCATACTACTGAAGATTTGATATACATTAACAATAGTAAAGGTTCGGCTTGGTTAGAAATGTCTAGTAATGGAAAAATAGACATATATGCTAAAGATAGTATTAGTTTACATTCTCATAATGATATAAATTTTGTTGCCGATAGAGATATCAATTTTGAAACAGGTAGAAATATGAATTTTATGGTTACAGGTAGTATGTTTCAAACTACAGGTGCTAATCTTGAAATAAAAGTTGGTGTTGATGGTAAAATTTATGCCGCTAATAACTTTGAAGTTGTAGGCGGAGTAGATGTAAAACTAAAAGCAAATAATAATTATGAAGTTGTTGCATCAACTGATATTAAACACAAAGCAGAAAATAATATTGAGAGTAGTGCAGGAAAAAATACTAATTTAACAAGTGGTGCTAAAAGTAATATCAAAAGTGGTGAAGGACATTTTGAATCTGCAAATCCTATTCACATGAACGGACCAGAAGCAGAAACTGCATCTGAAGCCACAGAAGCAACTGTAGCATTAAAGGGAAAATTTCCACAGCGTGTACCACAACATGAACCATGGCCAGGACATGAGAATTGGAATCCCGAAGAAACAGTAGCGGAAAAAACCGAAGCAGGAGATTTAAGTAATGATGTTCATCCTGAATCGCAAGAAAGAGAAGCAGATAGGAAAGCAATACAAGACGATGTGCCTCTTGAAGACAAAGAAAAAGAACAAGAATAGGAGGGTAGTAATATGTCATATGAAGCAGAGGCTTGGCCAGTAAATAACGGAAGTGTTGGAACAAAAGGTTCGGCAAATGCATATGATCCAATGACAGATCCGTATGCAGAACCAGGAAGACCAGGAGGAATGAATGAAAATAAACCAGCACCTGGTGCTTCTTCTTCAAAACCAGTTCCTGAATCTAGTAAAAGCCCTTATACAGGAGAAGAGAAAAAAAGAGTTGTAGGTACAAAAATACAAGATATTACTTTAGAAGAAGTCTTTCAAACAATAGATACGTTCTTAAAATCAGCAGGAGGAGGTTTTGGCCAATTAGGCGGATTATTAGCAGGTGGACTATCTGGAATCTTAGACAAGGTAGGAGGCGTTGTATCTCAATTATTAAGCACTACAAGTCTTACAAATGTATTTGGTGGTATAGTAAATAATATTGTACCTGCTATAGGTCAAGCAATACAAGGTTTTACAGATGCAATAGGAGAAGTAGCAGGACCTTTATTCAAAGGTATTACAAACACTTTAGATACTGCATTGCCAGGATTGGGTTCTGCTTTAAATAATTTTGGAGGCGCAATAGGGCAATTAGGTAATAACATCTCTGCTGGATATAATGCTTTGCCAGAAGTTTTAAAAACAGGAGTTACATCAGCAGTAGCAGGAGCAGTAGCAGGAAAGTTTACATCAATTGATCCTGGTTTAGCCGCTGGTGTAGTAGGAGCAATTAGATTTGCAGATAATCCTGTCGGACACTTAAATGAAGTTAAAGCCGCGGCACAAACTTTAACAAATGTTTTAGGAAATACTTTGCCAGACGTCAATAACGGCTTACAAAAAGTTATACAATCATCTAATAATGCAGGAACACAATTAGGACAAATAATTACACCTACTGATAATGGATTTAGTATAAATCCAGGACCTTTGTTTACTCAGAATGTGTTTTATAAATCTGTAAGTGGTCAGTTAGTACAACTTGCTCCTAAGGATAGTACAGTAGGAGTGTTAAAAGACGGAATAACCATTAGATTTTAAGGCGGTAAATACAGTATGTCACAATTATATAAAACAATATCAGTAGGAACAAAAGAAACTGCACAGCCATTAGTGTCTAAATCATATAGAGGTTTATCAACTGTGTCTACTGATGTAAAAAAATCATTTGCTTTATATGATTTGCCTTTGATAAAACAGGATATTTTAAATCATTTTAACATAAGGCAAGGAGAAAAATTAGAAAATCCTCGATTTGGAACAATTATATGGGATATCCTTTATGAACCTTTGACTGAAGAAGTAAAACAATTAATAATCCAAAACGTAACAGAAATAATAAACTATGATCCAAGAGTAAGTGTAGATGGTATAACAATAGATAGTTTTGAAAGTGGCATACAAATAGAATGTGTTTTAAAGTATTTGCCTTATAGCATAAGTGAAACTTTAAGATTAAGATTTGATCAAAATTTGGGGCTTCTTTAAGTACGCACTTTACGAAACCAGATAAATATTACATAGTAAAAGGACACACGTATGGCAAGTACTGATAGACAAAATAGATTGCTACTAGCAGAAGATTGGAAGAGGGTATACCAGTCATTTAGATATGCAAACTTTCAAAGTTATGACTTTGATAATTTGCGTAGGACAATGATTAACTATATCAGAGAAAATTATCCTGAAGATTTTAACGATTATATTGAAAGTAGTGAGTATCTTGCTCTAGTTGATTTGATTGCATTTTTAGGGCAAAATATTAGTTTTAGAACTGATCTTAACGCTAGAGAAAATTACATAGAACTTGCAGAACGTAGAGAAAGTGTATTAAGATTAGCAAGGCTAATAAGTTACAATCCAAAAAGGAATGTGCCGGCTAATGGATTATTAAAATTAGAAAGTGTGTCTACATCTGAAGATGTAATTGATAGTTTTAACAATAATTTATCTAATCAAGTCATTACATGGAATGATAGCACAAATCCTAATTGGTATGAACAATTTACAAAAATATTAAATGCGGCCTTGCCAGTAAAAAATGAAATAGGATCACCTATTAAAAAAGCAACACTAGTTGGTGTGGCAACAGAACAATATAGATTTAATTCTATTGGCAATGGAGTTCCTGTATATGGATTTACTAAATCTATTGATAACATATCACGTCAATTTGAAATAGTAAGCACTTCATTTAATGATACAACAATAACAGAAGAAGAACCTTTACCTGGAAATAGATTAAGTTTTATATATAGAGATAACGGACAAGGCTCCGGAAGTAATAACACTGGATTTTTTGTACATTTTAGACAAGGAAATTTACAATCTAATGATTTTACAATAACAAATAGTACACCTAATACTACAGTAAGTGTTGATAGTGAAAATATTAATTCTACAGACTTATGGTTGTATAGTTTAGATAGTAATGCTACAGAATCAAAATTATGGACAAAGGTTGATAGTATCGAAGGAAACAATATAATTTATAATAGTCTTACAAAAGGTGTAAAAGATGTATATAGTGTATTAACAGGATTAAATGATTCTGTAAGTTTAATTTTTTCTGATGGTACGTTTGGAACTATACCAAATGGTAATTTTAGAACATATTACAGAACAAGTTCAAATGCAAGTTATAGTATAGTTCCTGCAGATATGACTGCAATAAATGTTACAATTCCTTACATAAGCAAAAAAGGAAAATCTGAAACAATAAGTTTAATTTTTGATTTAAAAGAATCTGTTGAAAATGCAAGTGCAAGTGAATCTACAGAAAACATCAAAAGCAGAGCACCTAGCACATATTATACACAAAATAGGCTGATTACCGGAGAAGATTATAACGTAGGACCTTTATCTGTTAGTCAAGAAATTGTTAAAACAAAAAGCGTTAATCGGACAAGCAGTGGTATAAGTAGATATTTTGATTTGAAAGATGCAACAGGAAAATATAGTAATACAAATTTATATGGAAATGATGGCATAATTTATAGAGATGAGTATACTATAAAAGACACATTTACTTTTACTACAAAAAATGACATAGAAGGAGTAATCAACAATAAACTAATTTCTATTATTAGAGATACAAAATTAAAGAATTTTTATTATACTAATTTTTCAAGAAATAGTTCTGTTGCAGGATTTAATTTTAATTGGAAATCTGAAACAAATCAAACTAATATGTCAACAGGATATTTTGAAGATACAAATAATACAGCAGTAGCAGTTGGATCTTTTACTGCTGGCATAATGAGATTCATTGAACCTGGTTCGTTAGTAAAATTTATACCGCCAACTGGTCAACATTTTATGAAAAATAATGAACATGGTCTTATGCCTGGCACAGCAGATCATGCCAATTCAGTTATGTATAAATGGTCAAAAATTGTTTCTGTAACAGACAATGGCACACTTACAAATACAACAACAGGATTAGGACCTATAACACTTAATGACACTATTCCTTCTGAAGCACAGGTTGCAGAAATTATTCCAAATTTAACTGGAACATTCACTGCTGATTTAATTACTCAATTAGTAGATCAAATATTTGCGTATAAAACTTTTGGTTTAAGGTATGATACTGAAACCAGACAATGGAAATTAATAACAAATCAAAATTTAAATATTAAAGATGATTTTAGTTTAAGTTCTGCAGGAAACACAAGCAATCAACAAGTAGATTCAAGTTGGTTACTTTTATTTGAAACCGATGGCGAAACTTATGATGTATCATATAGATCATTAAGATATGTTTTTGAAAGTAAAGAAGAGATTAAATTTTATTTTGATGGAAATGATAAAATTTATGATAGTAAGACAGGAAAAGTGATAAAAGATAAAATTTCTGTATTAAGCATAAACACTAAACCTGATTCTTTATCTAATTTTACAATAGATTGGGATTGGGAAGTGTCCTCGGACTATCGTGAATCTCAAGGTTATGTAGAAAGTAATAAAATTGAAGTAGGATTTTTTGATGAAGATGATGATGGCGTAGTAGATGATCCTGATATGTTTACTGAAATTGTAGATCCAACAACAAATGCAATCACTAAGTATGTTTTCCATAAAAAAGGTCCAGGCGACGAAGTATACAAATATGTAGATACAAGTGTAGAAAATATAAATGTTATTACCTCAGATGGTAGCATTGGAGCATTTAGTCAATATGCAGATGGAACTGTTTTTTATAACACAACAACTAAATTATTTAAAATTCTTAACAAAACAGCAAACACCTTAGATTTTACTTCCATATACAAAGCAAATGAAGGCCGTAGTGGAATAAAATTTCAATATGTCCATGCGGCAAATGAAAATAGAAGATTAGATCCAAGTGTAAGTAATATTATAGATGTATACTTGTTAACAAGATCTTATGATATAAATTTTAGAAAATGGTTAACAGGTGAAACTGCAATAAAACCATTACCACCTAGTAATGATAATCTGCTTTTAACTTTTGGAGCAGATATTAATGCTATAAAAAGTATTAGTGATGAGGTAGTATATCATCCAGTAAAATATAAAGTATTATTTGGTGAAAAGGCACCTAATGAATTGCAAGCAAAATTTAAAGTAGTATTAAATACTGAAAGAGTAGTAAACGAAAATGAAATAAAAAGTAAAATTGTAGATGCAATTGATGCTTTCTTTTCTTTAGAGAATTGGGATTTTGGAGAAAAATTTTATTTCACTGAATTAGCAACTTATGTTAGTAAAGAGTTATCTCCTGATATAAGTAGCATTGTTCTTATTCCTCAGCAAAAGGATCAAAGTTTTGGAAGTCTTTTTGAGATAAATTCTGAAAGTGATGAAATTTTTGTAAGTGGTGCAAATGTGTCTGATATTGAGATTATAGATGCAATTACAGCATCAAGATTACAAGCAACTGGTAATGTTGTTACAGACGCTTCAGGTAGTGCTACGGGTGTATTAAGTAGTGCAACAACATCTACTGTTTTTATAAATTCTTCAACAACATCAGGAACAAGTAGCCCTAGTTATAATTCCGGTAGTGGCGGCTCAGGTAGTGGCGGCTCAGGTAGTGGCGGCTCAGGTGGTAGTGGCTCAGGTGGTAGTGGCTCTGGTGGCGGAGGCTATGGATACTAATGTCTGATGAAGGTTTGCCAGTAGGAAAGAATCCTGAAAGAAAAAGTAAAACTTTTTTACCAAAGTACTTTCAAACTCCTACAAATAATAAATTTTTAAATTCTACAGTAGATCAGTTATTTCAAGCAGGGCAAGTAGAAAAATTAAATGGCTTTGTTGGAGAAAGACAAGCACCTGCTAGAAAAATAGATGATAATTATATAGATACTTTTGGAAAAGATAGGAACGATTATCAACTAGATGTTAATCTAGTAAAAAAAGATGAATTAGGAAATATTCGCTTTACTAAAGATTATCTTGATTATATAGGTAGTATCAAAGCAGAAGGCGGAAATGTTTCAAACCATAGTAAATTAAATAGCCAAGAGTTTTATGCTTGGAACCCTCATATAGACTATGATAAATTTACAAATTTTAGAGAATATTATTGGTTACCAAATGGTCCTAATGCTTTAAGTATTAAAGGACAAGGAAAAAATGTAATTAGTACATATACAGTTACAACAGAGGCAGATGATGATAATGATGCTTTTGTGTTTTCGCCAAATGGTTTTACAAAAAATCCGACTTTAAAATTATATAGAGGACAAACTTATAAATTTCAGGTAGATAGTCCTGGTCATCCTATGGCTTTTGCTTTAAACAGAACTTTTCTTCCAGGAAAAACATTAGATGATAGTTCTGCAAATATTAGTACAATATATACCGATGGTATAAAAATTATACCAGAAGAAATAGATGATGATACAGTCCCTGCAGGCACTACATATTTTACTGATGCAGGATATTTAGAAAAAGGAATAATTGAATTTACTGTTCCAGAAGATGCTCCTGATGTTTTATATTATCTTAGTCAATATAATATTAACACAAGTGGTGTATTCACGATAGCAAATATAGAAGAAAATACTGAAATAAATGTTGAAGAAGAAATTCTTGGCAAAAAAACTTATACCACAAATGATAAATGGGCATTATCAAATGGTATGAAAGTTTATTTTTTAGGAACAGTTACTCCAACAAAATATAGTACAGGAAATTGGTATGTTGAAGGAGTAGGTGAAAAAATTAAACTTATTGCTGAATCTGATTTAGAAGTGCCTGCAACTTTTACAACTGATACTGATATAGGATTTTCTGAAGAAGGTTTTGACACTTTACCTTTTAGTGAAGCATTAAGTTTTGCTGGAACAAAAGATTATATTTGTATGAAGCGTGATAGTGCAGACAGGAACAGTTGGGCAAGATATAATAGATGGACACATAAAGAAGTTATACAGACTACAAATACATTGTTAGGAATAGATAGTGATTTAGCAGAAACTGCCAGAGCAAAAAGACCTATTATTGAATTTGATGCTGGTTTACAACTTTTTAATCATGGTTGGAAAAATAAAACAAATGTTGATTTAGTAGATGATTACACAACTGATGTATTCAGCAATATAGAAGGTGCAATTGGCTATAATGTAGATACTGTAGATTTGGCTGATGGCATGCGTGTATTATTTACAGCAGATCCGGACAGTTTTGTTGCTGGCAAAATTTTTAGAGTAACTTTTTTAACACATCTTAATACACGTACTATTTCTTTAATAGAAGAACCAGATTCAACTCCTGTGACTGGAGAAACTGTATTATCTAATAAAGGAAAAACTTATGCTGGTAAAATGTTGTTTTACAATGGAATAAAATGGCAATCAGCACAAGATAAAACATCTGTAAATCAATTTCCATTATTTGATATGTTTGATAAAAATGGAATATCGTTAAGTGATGAAACAACTTATCCTGCAAGTTCTTTTAAAGGAAACAAAATATTTTCTTACAAAATAGGAGAAGGATCAGTAGATTCTGAACTAGGCTTTGCTTTAAAATATAAAAATATAGCAAATATAGGCGATATTGTTTTTACTAATAATCAAACACAAGAAACATATGCATATCAAATAAATGATACACTTACAGAAATTAATTCTGACACGGCTTATTTTAAAAAATATGATTATTACGGAACAAATTTTGTTTACACAAATAGTTGGATAAAAGCAAATCTTAAAAGTAAACAATCTGTAATTAGACAATTTTTTGGTAATGAAATAACAAATAATTTACCTATAGATTTTTTTGATAATAGTAACACTCTAACAGATTTATCAATCACAGTTAGAAAAAATAACAAATTATTATTTGCAAATACTGACTATACAATTAGTGCAGGATTAATAAAACTTACAAATGATTTAGTAGAAACAGACATTGTTGTTGTTAAAGGTAGAAGTAGAACTCAAAAAAACAATAATGGATTTTACGAAACACCAAAAAATTTAGTAAGTAATCCTTTGAATAACGAAGTAAACGAATTTACATTAGGTGAAGTAAACAATCATGTAAGCACAGTAATAGAAGAACAAAAAGAATTTAATGGATTATATCCTGGAGTAAGTAACTTAAGAGACTTAGGCGATTTAAAACCTTTTGGAAGAACTTTTGTTCAGCATAGTGGACCAATAAACTTACCATTATATCATTTAACTTCTGAAAATGCAAATATTATAGAAGCAATTGAATATGCATCTACAGAATATCTACGTTTTAAAAATAAATTTATAAGTTTTGCAGGTGAAAGTGGCTTTGACGGAAGTGTGAAAAAACATGTTGATTTTATTTTAAAAAATATTTCAGTCAATTCAAAAAATACTGCTCCGTTTTTCTTTAGTGATATGATTGCACCTGGCGAAGGAAAATTATTAAGTTATATTGTAAAAGATATTTCTAATCCTTTTTACAATTTATCTCAAGATTTTAATTTGACAACTGTAACTAATAGGTCTGTGCTAGTATACAAAAATAATGTTCAATTAATTCATAAAAAAGATTATGAATTCCAAACAGGAGGTTTTGTAAAAATAAATGCAAGTATTGTGCTTGATGATAAAATTGATATTTACGAATATGATAATACTGATGGTATGCACATACCTTCAACTCCTAGTAAGTTAGGAATATATCCTAAATATGAACCAGAAATTATTACAGACAATACATATCCTGTATCAAAAAAAGTTATAAGAGGTCATGACGGAAGTTTTAATGTTGCATACGATGATTTTAGAGATGATTTATTATTAGAATTAGAAAAAAGAATTTTTAACAACATCAAAGTAGAATACGATACTTCAATTTTTGATATACATGATTTTTTACCTGGTACTTATAGAGATACAGGAGTCAGTATTAATGATATTAATAATATTTTAATTAAAGATTTTTCTGATTGGTCAACGACTGCTGGTTTTCCAGAAGTAGATGGAATTGGAACTATTATCCAAGGAAATTCTTTTACATATAACTATCAAGGTTCTGTAGATAAGTTTAACAATAATTTAACAGGCTATTGGAGAAATGTATATCGTAACGCATATGACACAGATATTCCTCATTTAAAACCTTGGGAAATGTTAGGGTTTACTATAAAACCAACTTGGTGGGAAACAGTATATGGACCAGCCCCTTACACAAGGCAAAATACTGTTATGTGGGAAGATATAGAAAAAGGTGCTATAAAAGAACCTGGCAAAATTGTAAAACATAACAAAAAGTTTGTAAGACCAGGATTGTCAGAACATCCTCCTTCTGATGATGATGGAAATTTGCTATCTCCATTAGCAAGTGGATTAGTGAGAGAATTTTCATTTATAACTTCAAAGAGATTTTTTGGTTTTGGAGATCAACATGTATCCGAAACTGCTTGGAGAAGAAGTGCAAGTTATCCCTTTGCTGTAATAAAAGCATTAATTTTAAGTTTTCCTGCTCAAGTATTTGGACTTACATATGATAGATCCAGAATTAAAAGAGATCCTGCTGGATTATTAGTATATTCAAAAACTGATAAAAGGTTAAGATTAAGTGATATAAGTATGGAGTATACTTTTGAAAATGATACACCTATATTTACATCAGGACTAATTAATTATATTACCTCATATATTGCTTCTGACATACAATTAAAAATAGAAGAATTTTATGACGATTTTCAGGAAGTTAAAAATAATATTGGATTTAAACTAGGCGGTTTTGCTGATAAAGAAAATTTAAAAATTGTTTTAGATAGTAGGACACCTTTAAATAAAGGAAATATATTTGTTCCACCTGAAAACTATGATATAGTATTAAAAACAAGCAACAGCCAAGACTCGTTGTCATATAGCGGAATTGTTATTGAAAAAACAACCGGAGGTTTTAGAGTATCTGGATACGATAAACGTAGGCCTTATTTTCTTGTTAGCAACAATATTCCTTCAGCAAATGATCCTATAATAAATGTTGGTGGAATTTCTGAATCTTTTGTTGATTGGGCAAGTAATAAAACTTATATAAGCGGACAAATAGTAAAATTTCAAAATGTATTTTATAGGGCACAATCTAACCATGTAAGTCAAGATACATTTGATGATACATTATATTCTCCTATGAAAGAATTACCTATAGTAGGAGGTACAAGTGCAAGATTTAACAGAAATTTTTACAAAAATAATACTTACAAATTAGACTATAATACTGTGATTCCTACAGTACAGGAAACTGTAGATTTTATATTAGGATACGGTAATTATTTAGAAGAAAACGGTTTTATATTTGATTTTTTCAACACAGCATTTGAATCTGTTGAAAATTTTTCATTAGCGGCAAAAGAATTTTTATTTTTTACTTCCCAAGCGTGGTCTAGTGGAACTTTACTTACTGTAAGTCCTGCGGCAAATAAATTAAAATTTGTACGTGATAATTATATAGTTGCAAATGTAGAAAGTGGTAGAAACAGTATTTTAAATTCTGAAGGTAACAGCATAAAAAATACTTTTACTAATTTTGAAAGAGATGCAGGTAATGAATTTGCAGTTAAGCCTGTGGATACAAATGATGGAATATTCTTTTGCAATATAGATTTAATACAAAAAGAACATGTAGTAATTATTGATAACACAACTGTCTTTAATGATATCATTTATGATCCTGAACCTGGATTCAAACAAGATAGATTAAAAGTCGTAGGATATAGAACAGAATGGAATGGTGCTTTTAGTATTCCAGGCTTTGTATATCTAGACGGAAGATTTAGTGCATGGAAAAAATTTAAAGATTACAAAATTGGCGATTTAGTAAAACAAAATCAATTTTATTACATTGCAAAAGTTACACATACTAGCCAAAATTCATTTGAAAATAGTAAATGGCAAATATTAGATGACAAGCCTCAATCAAAATTATTATCAAATATGGATTATAAATCAGCACAATTTGAGGATTTTTATGATTTAGATTCTGACAACTTTGATAGTGAACAACAAAGACTTGCACAACATCTAATCGGATATCAAAAAAGACAATATTTAGAAAATATTATAAATGACGAAATCAGTCAATACAAATTTTTTCAAGGATTTATTCAAGACAAAGGTACAAAAAATGTTCTTACAAAACTATTTGATAAATTAAGTACCAATACTGGCGAAAGTTTAGAATTTTATGAAGAATGGGGATTAAGAGTAGGACAGTACGGAGCAGTTGATAGTTTTAAAACTGTTGAATATAAACTGCAAGAAAATAAATTTCAAATTTCTCCACAACCTGTAGAATTAGTTCCGGTAGTTGATAACACACGAACAGATTTAATTTATCAATATCCGTTAAATGATGTTTATTCTAAACCAAATGATTATGATCATAAACCATTTCCGTTATTAACAACTGAAAAAGAATATACAAAAACTGCTGGATATGTTAGAAATGACCAAATTAATTTTATTGTAAAAACCACACAAGATATATTAGCGTTAGATATTAATAATGTTAATATAGGAGATAATATCTGGGTTACGCAAGATAAACAAAGTTGGAATGTTTTAAATGTTTTTAAATTGGAAAATTATGTAACTAACATAACAAAAACAACTTTAGGTATAAATGTTACCTTTAGGGATCCTGTAAATTTTCAAGTAGATGATATTGTTGGATTTTATAATGTTAATGAAGAAATTAATGGTTTTAGACTTGCTAAAGTAATTGCATCAAATGAAGTAGAATTTTTTACAAATACTCCTATTACAACAGATAGCATTGATTTAACTGATAGTACATTAGGTACAGTAGTAGTATTGAATAGTGTTAGATTTGATAATATAGAAAAAGCAAACGATTATCTTTTCACTAATGACATATTTAAAGGTGAAAAAATATGGGTAGATGACGTAGATAGTAAATGGCAAGTTTTAGAAAATACCAGCAGTTTTACAAAAACTAATAAAGTAGCAAGTCCAGGTACAAGTGACGAAGGATTTGCAAGTTCTATATCCGCTAATAAATTTAACAATATTTTAGCAATTGGAAGACCAGGATCTGGAAGTTATGGCGTTGTAGAAATATATGACAGAGTAATTAATACACAAGCCTGGCAAAAAATACAAACACTAGAACCTGGACAAGCAATTCATGATTCCAATTCAAATTATGGACAAGCAGTAGCATTGACAGAATCTGGAAATTATTTGTTTGTTGGTGCACCTAATGCATCTAATGTAAAAACAAAATTCAAAGGCGAAATAGATCCAGTAGGAAGTTATTCAGCAGGAGATATTGTTTCAGATAGAGGAATTTTATGGAAAGCAAAAAATGCAGTCAACGGTGATTTAAGCACATTAAATGATTTTACACAAGATTGGGAATCTGTAGGATCTATTCCTGCAGACATATCTGGAAATGGTTCATCATTATCTAATCAAGGTATAGTGTATGTTTACAAAAGAAATACCGGAAATAACACGTATGAAGATTTGACACAAGTAGTCAGTCAAACACCTTTAGAAAACGGACAATATGGCAGACAAATTGAAGCAAGAGTAAATAAGGATGGAGAATCTGTTGCTTTTATTCATAGTTTAGATGCAGAAGGAAGAATTAATTTCTTAGAAAATACTACAACAAATGAAGATTTATTTTCCTACTCACGAGATAGATCATACAAAGGTTCTTTTGCAAATACAAAAAACTATTATACTGGAGACATAGTTTTTTATGCAGGAAATCTTTATCAAGCAAAAACAAATGTTTTTTCAAGTGCTTGGGATATTGCATCTTGGTCTCAATTAGATTCTTATGTAGATTATCAAGGATACATACCTCCTTCAGATATGCTTTATTCAGAAAGCGATATTTTAGGAGTCGCAAGTGGAAGTCTAATTGGTTACAAATTTGATGTAAGTAGTGATGCAGAAGTTATTGTAATGTCTGGAAAAACTAGCACTATGGGATATAGCGTTAGTATATATAGAAGACAAACTACTGGATCTTCAAATAGATATGTGTATTATCAAACACTTACTTTAGAAGATAGTACACAAGGATTTGCAACCGACATTGCTATATCTCCTGACGGAAACACACTTATTATAAGTAGTCCTTTAGATGATACGCAAGGTATAGACACTGGTAGAGTTTACATATATGAAAATACAACATCAGGATTTTCTCTTGCACAGTCTGTATATCCACCTTTAGGTGATGAAAATGAATTGTTTGGATATAGTCTTGCTTGGCTTAACAATAAGTTTGCAGTATACAGTTATAATGGAGATCAAGAATTTGTTACTTCTTTTGATGTTTATAGTTTATTAAAAGAATCAGATGAAGGCGATTATATTTTAGATAACACAAGTGCATTAAGTGGATCTGCAACTTCCTTTGACAATGCATCAACTAGATTTACAAGTGAAAACTCAGATGCAGGTAAAATATATATTTTTGAAAAGACTGGCAACAAATATTTGTATGCAGAAAAAACATCAATTAATGATTCTAACTCTTTGAGCCTAAAGCCTTATTTGTATGGTAATGATAATATTTTATATAAAGCAATGCCAGGAAATAAACAAACAAATGGAAATATAGGAGTGGTACATGAATTTTTTAATAGTGGTAACACTTCATCTTGGACAAAATTAGCAGAGAAAGATTCAACTGTAAATTTAAAAGATATAAAAAGTGTATTTTTGTATGATATAAAAACTCAAAGTGTAGTTCAGTTTTTAGATTACATAGATCCGATACAAGGTAAAATACCAGGACCTTCAGAGCAAGAACTTTCTTATAAATTACCATATGATCCTGCACAATATAATATAGGAACAACAAACACAGGATCAGGTACGCCTTGGGATACTAAATTTGAAGGAAAACTATGGTGGGATCTAAGTACAGTAAAATGGTATAATCCTTATCAAGGCACTACAGAATATAAATCAAATACATGGAATCAACTAGTACCAGGTTACAGCGTTGATGTATATGAATGGGTATCTAGTACCTTATTGCCAAGTGAATGGGATGAACTTGCTGATACAACAGAAGGATTAGCCCAAGGCATAAGTGGAAAGTCAAAGTATGGAGATACTACTTATTCTTTATACTCTGTTTATGATGCTGAAAAGCAATCTAGCACAAACAAATATTTTTATTGGGTAAAAAATAAAAAAATTATACCAAATGATAATATTAGAAAAATTTCAGCAAATGCTGTGGCTTTACAAATTGCTGATCCTGCATCTACAGGATATAGGTTTATAGAATTTATAGGAAATGATAGATTTGTTCTTAATAATTGTGATAGCCTTATTAATGATAGTAACACAGTTTTACATATAGATTATTACAGTAATGGTTTTGTAGATCAAAACATACATACTGAATATCAAATTATTAGCGAAAATTTAAGTACAAGTGTACCTAATGAAAAAATTGTTACAAAATATATTGATAGTTTAGCAGGCTATGACTCATTAGGAAAAATAGTTCCAGATCCTGATCTAGGCGTTAGTAAAAAATATGGAATTGAAAACTCACCTAGACAAAGTATGTTTGTAAATAGAGTTGAAGCATTAAAACAAGTAATAGAACGTGCTAATTTGACATTAGAACAAAATTTAATTGTAGATGACTTTGATTTATCAAGATTAACATCAACAGATAAACAACCTTCACTTAACACTGGCAGATATGATGTTGTAGTAGATACTCGTAGCATGCTTCAATATGTTGCAGTAGCAAAAGTATCACGTTGTACACTAACACCGATTATAGAAGATGGTAAAATTAAAGAAGTAACTGTAACAACTCCAGGACGAGGTTATAATGCAACACATCCACCTGTTGTAGAAATAGAAGGAACAGGCACAGGTGCCAAAGTTGAATTAGTGACTAATAGTTTAGGACAAGTCACACAAGCAAATGTAATTAAAGAAGGCAATAATTACAGCGATTCGACTTTGCTTACAGTCAGAAAATTTAGCGTTCTTGTAAAAGCAGACGAAACATTAGGAAATAGATGGGCTATATATTCTTTTGATGCTGTAAATATAGGACAAGAAGGTGTGTATTTTGGATTTTCTAAATCTGCAAATCAAGCATATAATGTTAACGATTATTGGTCATACATAGATTGGTATGAAACAGGTTATAGTGCAGTTACTCCTATTAATCATTATGTAGATTCTAGTTATCAACTAGATTTAATATTAACAAATGTTGGCGATGTAGTCAAAATTGCTAATATAGGATCTGGTGGTTGGTTACTACTTGAAAAAATAAAAGAAGAAGAAAATGTAGACTATACTGTCAATTTTAAAACTATTGGTAGACAAAACGGAACTGTAAAATTTAACACAACTTTATATGATAGAACTTCTGTAGGATATGATGTTAGTGGATTTGATAGTTTCTTTTATGATAAAGAACCAACAAAGGAAATAAGAATTATTCTTGAAACTCTTAGAGATAATATTTTTGTAGATAATTTGAAAGTTGAATGGAATAAAATTTTCTTTGTAGGGGTTCGATTTGCATTATACGAACAAAAAAATGTTGATTGGATATTCAAAACAAGTTTTGTAAAAGCAAAACATAATATTGGAGATTTATTACAAAAGGTAACATTTAAAAATGATAATCTAGAAAATTATCAAGACTATATTGCTGAAGTTAAACCATATGCAACAAAAATTAGAGAATATATTAGTGCATATAACAAAACAGAAGCAACAAATACCGCAGTTACTGATTTTGATTTTTCACCATATTATAGTCCTTTGACAAATTCTATTGTTACGTCAAATGCAAGGTTTGTAGATAATCTAATTACTGATTATTCAACCATAGTTGATCAATATCCACAAAAATATTGGTATGATAATACAAAATTTGAAATTGAAGAAATAATTATACATAAAAGCGGAAGCGGTTATACAGAACCTATGGTTGTTACAATTAGTGGAGGCAATGGTCCTACACTAAAAGGGTTTGCTTATATTACAAGCGGAAAAGTATCTAAAATAGAAGTAGACACAGCAGGTCAAAAATATTCATCTGCACCAACTGTAACTATAGAAGGAGGTGCACCCGAAGGAGGCTCTCAAGCAACTGCATATGCATACATAGGAAATTCACCTATTAAAAATATGCATCTAATAATGAAATTTGATAGGACATCAGGTGTATATACATACACGGATATTAACAAAACTGTAGATGGAAATACAGATACAAATTATTTAGGAACAGGTAGTAAAACTGAATACAATTTAGAATGGCCTATTAATGTTACAAAAAATAATTTATTTGTATCAGTAGATGGTGTTGAATCATTAAGTAGTGAATATACACCGTCTAATGTAAAAGATAATAGTAAAGGTTATGATAGATTCCAAGGAAAAATAACTTTTAACACAGCACCTAAGAGCGGTGCAAAAATTAGAATTGAATATAAATTAGATACTAATTTTTTAAGTGCAGAAGACAGAATTAATCAATATTATAATCCTACAACAGGAATGTTTGGAAAAGATCTTTCACAAGTTATGAAGGGAGTGGATTATGACGGTGTACAATTAGATAGTATAGACTTTGGTAATGAACAAGGATTTGATGTTGCTGGTTATGGCACACAATGGGATACATACGATAACACATACAATGATGAAATTATAACATTAGATGGTAGCACAATAATATTACAACTTACGCAAACATTAGAAACAGGCGTTCAGTATAATGTATATCTAAATAATGTTCGTATAGATGATCCTAACTATGATGGTAGCACAGTCACAGCAAATCCAAACGCAAAGATGCAAACAATTACTGGTGATGGCACAACAAATACAATAAACTTTGAGCCTATTGCAGTTACCACAAAGGCAAACGATGTTGTAGTTGTAAGACGTTCAACTAGTGATGGAAGTTTTACACCTAATGAAGAAGCATATGATATTTCATTAAGTGGAGGAGATTTACCTTATACAACTGCTCAAGGATTAAGTAGTGGCGAAATAGTTGTAGATGGAGATGATTTTGTTACACCTACTACTAGCGGAGGACCAGAAGAATTAGTGCCAGGACAACTAAATGATACTTTAGATTTACGGGTGTTTAGCAAAGTACAAGATGGTCACAGTATGATTACAGTAAATAGTTACACTTTAGATGGTAGCACTTTAGTATTTCCAATAGAAAGTTTGCCACAAAGCATTGATGCTACTATTGTAAAAGTTAATAACTTACCTATTAATCCTACAAACTACACAGTAGATTTTCCTAACAAACAGTTAGTGCTTAAAAGCACATATATTCAACCTACAAATGGTACCTTGTCGATATTTTCTATAGGTGATAATGGAGAAAATATTATTGAAGTTGATTTTGTAAAAGGAGATGGTAGTAGAAAAGAATTTATTACAAGTGCAACATGGGATGATACTCATAGTGCATTGGTAACATTGAATGGTAAAATACAAGTGTTAGGCACTGATGTTGTAATATTCAAATCAAATAGTAACAAATTTGGATTACGATTTGGTACTGCACCTGTAGATGGTTCTATAATTACCTACAGCATTTACAGTTCTGCATCTCAAACATACAGTCAAGTAGTAGTAGATAGATCTTTTATTGCTGATGGTACAAGAAATGTTTTAGAATTTAATGAAGAAACTGTGCCTTTTAGTAAAAAACCTTTAACACATAATATTTTAGTAAGAGTGAAAGATAAATTTTTAAAAGCAGGTTATAATATTAGACATACTATGACAAGTGCTAGACAATACGGCATAGAAACTTGGCAGTTTCCAAATTATGGAACTATAGAATCAGATGAAATAATGGTTTTAATAAACAGTACATTATTATCGCCTGACCTTTACACCTGGGATCCAATAAATGGAAGAATAAATTTTATTACAGATTCCACAGGAAAAATTGGTGATATTTTAGAAATATATATTTTAGGATCAGGAGATTATTTCTTCTTAGATACACAAGTAGAAATGAGTGGTCTAGCAGAATATCCTATTACAAAAAATACACCTATAAAATTTGCTTTAGCAGATGATAGCACAGTAGTAAATGCAATAGCATTTTCTTCAACAGATGTTCCTGGTACAGGAGGCGATACAAAAATAATTCAACTTTTTGGATTCTTAAGAGATTTGACTACACTTAAACAAAAAGATAGTACACCTGCACTTGTTACAATAGATGGTGACAGCACATTAACAAGTGCAGTAATTGAAAACATAAGTTATGTAGAAAGTAATAATTTAACATTTAAACGAACGCCATTTTTAAATGAATTAGTAGAAGTATATTTGTTTAGTAATCATGATATACAAAAATTTGATAGAATTAGTTATGATGTAAGATATCAAAGTGCTGGTTTACTAGAAGGCAGTCAAGATTATATTACCCGTAATTTATTGACAAGAGGTTTTATAAAGTTAAATAGTACAATAATAGATGCGGCGTATGCATGGGTAATTAAAAATGGAACATTATTAACACCTAATGTAGATTATATTATTCCTAATACTTTAGATGGCATACAATTAAATAATTATCCTGCTGATGGTGATACTATAGAAGTATTCCATTTTTCAGGAACAGAAATGAAGCCTAAGTATGGTTTTAGAATTTTTAAAGATATGTTAGATAGAACGCATTATAAAAGACTTAATGATGAAAACACATACCAATTAGCATCGGATTTAAATTGGTATGATACATCTATTAATTTAGTTTCAAGCGAAGGCATAGAAGAACCAAATGTAGGTAGTACTGTACCAGGTGTAATTTTTATTGAAGGTGAAAGAATAGAATATTTTCAAAAAACAGGAAATAATTTAAGACAACTTAGAAGAGGTACTTTAGGAACAGGAACCAAGCAAATATATTTGAAAGGAACTAGTGTAACAGGACAAGGTTTAGATGAAACTATACCTTATAAAGATGAAATTAAAACATTAACTTTAATTGGCGATGGAAGTACAACTGCAACTGCTTATATGTTAGATTACATTCCACAAAGTATAGATGAAATTGATGTATACGTAGCAGGAAAAAAATTAAGAAAAACATCAATATCTAGGTATAACCAAGCAATAGCACAAGATAGTACAGAAGCAGATGAAACAGTAGCGGCAGATTTTAGTTTGGCATATAATACTGACAGTTCAGGAAATATAGTAACAGCAGATGTAGTATTTGCAACTCCTCCTGCAAATGGCGTAAAAATAGAAATTATTAGAAAAACAGGCAAATTATGGAACGAAATTTTAACAAATACTACAACTAAAACGTTGTCTGATAGTAATAATAAGATTGCTAGGTTTATAACAGAGAAAAGTTTTCGGTTAGCAAAATAAATACAGTATAGGTGAATAACATGAAAAAAACAGACGAATACAGCGGAGTCAACATAGAAGGACACATTAAGATTTATGATCCTGATTCAGGTGAAATATATGTCAATAAACGTAATGCAATACATTATGAAAATATGAGTATAGCATTAGCAGAGGCTATAGGAAATGTAGGACAAGGATTTATAAGTCAACTAGTTTTTGGAAACGGAGGTACCAGTATAGATCCTACTGGTATTATAACATATCTTACTCCAAACAGCGTTGGAACAAATGCAAGCCTTTACAATCAAACCTATACTAAGATTGTAGATGCTAATAATGTTAATAATCTAGACCCCACAAGAAATAAAATAGAAACTAGGCATGTAAGCGGCACAAACTACACAGATGTTGTAGTAAGTTGTTTATTAGATTATGGAGAACCTTCAGGACAAGAAGCATTTGATACATCTAGTAATTCAAACGGAATTTATGTTTTTGATGAGTTAGGTCTAAAAAGTTATGCAACAACTTCGGGTTCCGAAAAATTAATAACACATTGTATTTTTCATCCAGTACAAAAAAGTTTAAATAGATTAATTCAAATTGATTATACTGTAAGAGTACAAAGCCTGAATGGAGGTAATGTATAATGGCATATACCATTAATTTTACAGATTCAGTCAACAAAGGTAATATTGTTGTTGAAGATCAAACTTTGAATACAGATACAAGTTTAACATTAGTTGGTAGAAATAAAACAGGTTTTGGAGAATCTGTTAATACCAATTTTTTACATTTGTTAGAAAATTTTGCAAATACAACTGCTCCTTCTAATCCTGTAGAAGGGCAACTTTGGTATGATACTACAACAAACATTGATCAATTAAAAATTTATGACGGCACAAATTGGGTTAGTGCTGGAGGTTTAAAAAGAAGTGCTACTGCACCCGATGCTGGAAATAGTGTTCAAGGAGATTTGTGGTCTGATACAAGTAATCAACAACTATATATGTACAGCGGCACTTCATGGATATTAGTAGGCCCGGAATTCAGTACTGGTGTAAATACCGGTGCTAAACCTTTAAGTATAGTAGATACCACAGATGCAACTCGTAATGTAGTTGCAATTTATATAACTGATATACCTGTTGCTATTTTTGCAAAAGAAGCATTTACTCCTAAAATAGCAATAGCAGGATTTACAACTTTATCTATTGGTGTCAATTTAAGTTCTACATTAATTGCTAAATTTAATGGCACAGCAGAAAAAGCAGAAAATTTAATGGTAAGTGGAAATCCAATACCTGGAACTTCTTTTTTACGTACAGATCAAAATGCTGTTTTAGAATATCCTCTCACAGTAAAAACTGATACAGGAATATCAGTAGGGCAAACTAACACATTAGATATATCTGTAGAAGGCACTAATTCAATTTTACACCACTTACAAACAGATTCAAATTTTGATATAAGAGTAAACAACAATGGAACTAATCTTACACCTATAAGGTTAACAAGCGACGGAAAAATAGGATTATTTAATCTTAGCCCATCCGAAGCATTAGAAGTTACTGGAAATGCAAAATTAAATGGTACTGTAAATATTACTGATACTACTCAAAGTTCTACAGCAAGTAACGGTTCGTTAAAAACAGCAGGCGGATTAGGCGTAGCAAAAAATCTAAATGTTGGTGAAAATTTAAGTGTCACAGGAACTACAACATTTTCTGGTAATGTGTTACCTAATACTACAAATACATATAATTTAGGAAGTTCAGGACTCAAATTTAACAATGTATATGCAAATACATTTACAGGAGCATTTGTAGGTAGTGTAACAGGAAATGTATCAGGAAGTTCAAGTACTGCATCAAAACTTAGTTCTGCAACTAATTTTTCTTTAGCAGGAGATATTACAAGTGATACAATTACATATGATGGTATCACTGGAGGAACAACAAAAACTTTTACTACAGCATTGAATCCTACATTTGTCGAAACAAAAACTTTAGTCTCTTCTTTAACATCTGCAGATGAATTTTTAATCAATCGACCTGGGACTGGTTTAAGAAAGGTTACCCAACCATCAATTATTTCAAATGTTGCTACAGTACAAGTAGGAACTTTAAACATGTGGGCAGGACCTTCAACCACTGTGCCTACTGGTTGGTTTGTATGTGATGGAAGTGAAAAATCTTTGACAACATATGCTGTCTTAGCCACTGCATTAGGATATGATCCTTCTGATAATTCAACTTGGTATTGGGGAACACCAAGTGACGAAACTTTATTTTTTGTTATTCCTGACATGAGAGGGCGATTGCCAGCAGGTATTCGAAGTGGTGCTACTGGTACTAGAATTGTAAATGATACTGCAATTAACACACTAGGTAATGTAGGTGGTAGTGAAACAAGAACTATCTCACAAGCCAATTTACCAGATCACGAACATGATTTAAAAAATGCAAATAATCAACAGTTTTATGCTATATCAAAAGCAGATCATAGTGCTGATTCAGATACAGATGTGTATACGCAAAACTTAACTGCTTCTCAAGGAAGTGGTATTACAAGTTCTGGAAGTATGAAAAACGTTAGTAATACCGCTATGCAAATTGTTCCACCTTTTAGTACAATGAACTTTATCATTTATCATGGAGTAGTGTAATGCCTTATCAACTTAACAAAACAGATGGAACACTTTTAACAACTTTAATAGACGGAAAAGCAGATACAACTTCTACAAATTTAACATTTTTCGGAAAAAATTATAAAGGGTTTGGAGAAGCATTAAATGAAAACTTTATAAAACTGTTAGAAACTTTTGCTAATAGTTCTGCTCCTAATAAACCTATAAAAGGACAACTATGGTATGATACCTCAACTGGTAGATTGAAAGTTTATAATGGTACTGATTTTAGAAGCACAGATAGTAGTATTATATCGGCCACACAGCCTTCACTAGTGTCTGGAGATTTATGGATTGATAATAAAAATAAGCAGTTATATTTTTTCGATGGTAGTAACACTACATTAGTTGGACCTAATAATACTAATTCACAAGGTAAATCAGGACAATATATTGCAACCCTAGTAGATTCTACCGGAAGTAATAAGGTTGTAATAGAAGAATATATAAACGATTCAAGAGTTGGAATTATTTCAAAAGAAGCATTTGATCCGTTTCCTGTGTTACAAGGATTTTCAAATGGTTTGAAGATTGGATATAATCCTAGTAGTTTGTTTGATTTTAAATTTTACGGAACATCATCTAGTTCATTACAGTTGGCGGATGAAGCCGGTGCAGTATACACTAAAGATAGTTTTTTAAGTACAAATGCAAGTACAGGAAATAGAACTGCACAAGGACAAATACATTTTAGTAATGATAGTGGTATACTTATTGGAAATGATAGTGATCATAAAATTAGTTTAAGTGGTACTACAGTGATTGCTGAAAATCAAATATCCGGTGCTAATTATACTATTAAATTAAAAAATCCTTCATTAGGTTCTTATAATGCCGCAGTTTTTGATGCAACTAATCAAAGATTAGGAATAAACACAAACACACCATTACATACTTTAGATGTTACAGGTAATGCAAGAATTACAGGTAATTTAATAGTAGATGGTACAACAACAAATTTAGATGTACAAAATTTAAGAGTAGAAGACAAACAAATCGAATTAGGAATTCAAAGTGATAGTACTTTGCCAACAGACGCATCAGTGGATGATGCAGGTATCGTTGTAAGAGTTCAAGGTGATGATAAGGAATTTATTTGGAAGTTAGCAACAGATTCTTGGACAAGTAGTAGGAATATAGATCTTGGTGCTAATCAAGTATACAAAGCAGAAACATTTGAAGTTTTATCAAAAACAACGCTTGGGTCAACAGTAGTAAATTCAAGTTTGACATCAGTAGGAACTCTTAATAATTTACAAGTAGATGCTCTCAATCTTAATGGAAGCACTATTACTGAAACAAGCGGTGGATTACAAATCAATAGTGGTGGAGATATAAATTTAATTACTCCAAGAAAAATTACAAATGTAACAAATCCTGTAAGTAATCAAGACGTTGCAACAAAAAATTATGTAGATATAGCAACAAGTGGCGGTACACTTATCATGGGATTGGATATTACAACTTTAGGTACAGGTTTAACTTTGCAGGCAAATGTTGCTACTGTGATTGAAGAAATGATTCCTGCAAATACCAAGCCTAATGGAACAATAGTAAAAATACATACTAGTGCTTATAGTGCTGTTGTAACACAAGCATTTCAAAGTACAAATGCAAGTAATCCGGGTTATCTAAGTAAACAATTTGTTGCTGTTGATAAAAATGGTGTAGAAAACCAATCAGTTGTAGAAGATTTTACAATTAGTAATGCCGTATCAAATGCCGTTTTCAGTATTGCTAGAACAATTATGACATACGAAAACGAAAGTAGTACTTGGACTTATAAAACGACTGTAGCATCTGCCCTATAACGATAAATATATACATAGAACAAATGAGGAACTGAACATGCCATATATTATTAATAGATTTAGCGGAACACAGTTATTATCGGTTGAGGACGGAACCGTAGATAACACAACCGATTTAAAATTTGTAGGTAAAAACTACAGCGGTTACGGCGAAATTCAAAATGAAAATATGTTATTTTTGTTAGAAAATTTTGCAAGTACAACACAGCCAACAAAAGCAATCACTGGACAACTTTGGTTTGATAGTGCAAACAATAAACTAAAGTTTTATACTGGAGGTAGTTTATGGAAAAATACAGGAGGTGCTGAAGTTTCAGCAACTCAGCCATCTGGATTAGCCGAAGGCGATTTTTGGTTTAACAGTACTACAAATCAGTTATATTCAAAGACATCTACAGATTCTTTTGTACTTATTGGCCCACAAGCGGCTGGTACAGGTGATACTCAAATGCGTAGTGTAAATGTTTTTGATACTACAGATCCATGAATATCATAAGTTTTCAAACCAGTTGTCATAACTCCATCAACATCAAGAATTAAAAGT